GTTCTGGTAACGCAGGTGTCGGCGGCTCCGCTGGTCAGCGTCTGACAGGCACAGTCATACTTACCCCATCCACAGTCATCACAGTTGTCATTGGCGGCGGCGGTGCTGGAGCAAGCGGCTCATTTAGCGGTGGTAGCGGCGCTGGCGGTTATGCGCGCCTTCAAGTTGGTAACACTGTTGGCACATACACGTCTGGCACCAACACATTCACAGTCCCATAACGTAAACAGGAGTAGGCCATGCCTAACCTACCAATCCGTGGCCTAGGCTCCGTTGGCGTGGTCACTGACGTTGACCCTTTTAACCTCCCTATCAATGCGTTTACCCGCGCCAAGAACGTCCGGTTCAAAGAAGGTAAAGTCGCGGCTGGTCCTGTGTATCGCGCGATTGCAAGCAACATCTCGTGGAAGCCTAAGTTCACATACGGACTTACGGCTCTCACGGGATACGATACGGTGTTGGTGGTGGATGATACCATGACCATCCGTGAGTTCTCTAATGGTGTATTTACAACTGTATATACAGGCTCCAGTCAGTCGGACTCACGCGAACTCACTGGCACCATGTTGGCTGACGTTGAGTATATCAACAGGTCCGACCTAACTCCAAAAGCCCGAACCAGTAGTTCAGGAACCTTCAGTAACCTGCCGAACTGGCCCGCCAATATGACGACCACGGCGCTACGGTCCTACGGTGACTTTTTGCTGGCACTTGGCACTGTAGAGGGTGGCCAATCGTATCCTAACAGGGTCCGTTTCTCCACGCCTGCATTGGCAAACCAAGTTCCAGCAACTTGGGACGAAACAGACCTTACAGCGTCTGCGGGTTTCAACGACATTGTGCAGATGAAGACCGCCATCGTTGACGGTGCGACTCTAGGCTCAAACTTCCTTGTGTATTCACAGGATCAGGTCTGGATGATGGAGTTTGTGGGTGGCTCGTTCATCTTCAACTTCCGCAAGGTCTTTGACGACTGCGGCGTGATCAACCAGAACTGCATCGTCGAGGTAGACAGCAGACACTTTGTGTTTGACCGTGACGACATCTACATGACGGATGGCAACTCAAAGCAATCTATCTGTGACGGGCGTGTCCGTGAGTATATCTTTGGTGGCATTGACTACCGCAAGTCTGACAGTTGTTTTGTCCTCCACAACACCGCTCTGGAAGAGATTTACTTCTGCTACCACAGTGGCGACGACATGGTTGTGTATCCTGACGTGGACAACTGTAATCGTGCTGCGGTCTACAACTACCGCGAAGACACTTGGTCGTTCCAAGACCTACCCAATGCTGTCTCTGGCACCACGGCAAACGTGAACTCTGTCATTTCGTATCAGGAAGCCACGCAGACCTATGCGTCTGTCGGCGGCTCCTACCACGACCAAGAAAGCCAGTATGCACGGACACCTGTGGTTATCTCTGAGGCCTATGGCCCAGTGGGCGACAACAGGTTCTTTGGCGTTGACTTGGTGGACGAAGGCACTTTGTCTCAGGCAGTTGATCTTACTGCATCTGAACTGCCGCAAATCGAGCGTGTAGGCATTGATCTTGATGAACAGGGCATTCCACTGTCTGGCTACAAGGTTATCTCAAAGATTAACCCACAGATGTCTACGCCAAACTCAGACGGTAACTTCAAGTTCACTTTTGGCGCAGCCGATATACCGACTAAAGCACCCAACTATGGGTCTACAGTCACCTTTGATGCACTGGCATCCTACAAGGTCGATACCCGTATGTCTGGGCGTTATCTCTCATACAAAATGACAAGTGACACCCTAAAGGACTTTGCCTTCTCTGGCATGGATGTGGAGGTGGTGGTTACTGGTCGCAGGTGATCAACATGCCACTTTCAGATAAACTCTATGTGCTGGTGTCGCGCTATGTGCGCCGCCAGACACCAAAGATTGGTGCAGATAACTTGGGTCCATATGTCCAAGATGAACTGCGAGAAATTGAGTCCGCAATTCGTGTCCTAGCAGAAGCAAGCGTTCAGGCCTCAGACAGAGAGCCTGACGCTCTTCGCGTTGGGATGATCAGATACGCGGTTCAACCGTGGAACCCACTTGGGAACGGCTTCGAAGGGCTTGTCGTCTACAACGGCACGTCTTGGGTCGCCGTATAACCAATAAGAAGGATAAAGATATGTGGGGCGCAATTATCGGCGGCGCTTTGGGCCTTTTGGGCGCAAACCGTCAAGCCAAAGCACAAGACTCAGCAACAGCAGCCCAAATGGCTGGCTTCAACCAGTATAAGCCTTATGTGGATGCTAACCTATCAGGCTCACAGGCTGCACTTACTGGTGTTCTTAATACTGGGGCATACACAGGTCAGACCTATGCTGGCCCTAATGCCTTCCAGACTGGCACAGCCAACACAATGGGTAACGTAGGTGCCAATCTGATTGGCAACGGTTACGGTATGATGGGTTCCAATGCCAACTTTGGGCAGAACTCTCAGGCGCTCTACGGTCAGTTCCAAGGCCTCGCACAGCAGGCACAGCAGGATAGGCTCCAGAACGCCACTGCGTATGCGGCAAACAACAGTGATGCCCTCGTCAACGCTGCCATGCGTGATGACTACCGTAATCTCACGCAGAACACTCTGGTCAACAACAACCTGAGTGCATCTGGCACTGGTAACATCAACTCCAGCCGCGCTGGTGTGACAGACGCCATTGCTATCCGTGATTACAATGATCGACGTGCAGACACAGCCGCAGCAATTCAGAACCAAATGATTGACCGCAGCCTAGCACAGCAGGCACAGCAGTTCGCAGATCAGGGTGCTGCATTGAATGCCGCTGGTAATGCCAATGCTGCAATTCAGTCTGCCTATACCACTGGGCTGAATACCCTTGGTGAAGGCGCTAACTTCGGCATGAATGCTGGCAACACCCTGCAAGGCTACGATCAGGCAGCACTTAACGCTGCTCAGAACGACTTTGAGCGTCTGCGTGATTTCGAGTTGAATCAGCGTATGCAGTATCAGTCTGGCATACTCGGTCAGGCTCCAAACTCTTCTCAGGCTGTCAAAGCAAACACAGTTGATCCGCTCCAAGCAACCATTGGCGGCGCGATGTCGGGATTTGGCTTCCAACAGCAGTATGGTCCTCAAATCGCAAACTACTTCAGGCCGCAAACTCAACAGACACCAGTAGGTTAAAGGAGGGGTAAACTATGTGGCAAACAATCATTAGCAACCCCGCCTTCCAGAACTCGCCGTATGCTTCCATGAGTGAGGAATGGTTCAACAGGCTTCCCCCAAACATTCAAGAACACCTGTTCTCACAGTTTGGCCCTACTGAAGACGTGAACGGAATGCCACGCACGGCACCAATCCTGTCGCCGCAAAGTATGCCTGATAGTCTTCCACAGACTTCAGACAGTAACACCGCTGCCAATGAGTTCGTCCCAGTTACAATCAACCAAGGGACGCCATCGCAGTATGTAGTTGAATACAACCCCGCTACTGGTGCTGTCCGTGCGCTTGAGGGTAACTCGACATCTATGATGATGGTGGGTGCCAATGAGGCACAGCAGCAACGGCTTGCACAGGACGCCTACAACCTCACACTACAGCGCCCTGTCCTTGAGGCTACTCGTAGAAACCAGACAGCAGAGGGCATCCTGTCTGCCTCGGCAGCAACTGGACAGCCAACAGGCGCTGCGGTTGAAGGTGCATTGGTTTCGCGCCAAGACCTATCGTCAGCACAGGCCACGGCAGCAGCAAGCACCAGTCGCCCTGATGAGACAAGTGTTGTCCTAAGTCGCCAAACTCCAGCGACGACGCCAGCATACACTGGTCTTGAGCAATTCGAGATCGACAACCCCTACACTGCACCTGTGCTTACTCAGCCGCAACCGCAGCCAGTAACAGACCCCACTGAGCCAGCCCTTACGCAGCCTACGGATTACGTTGGTAATCACATGGACCGCAACATGGCGCAGGCAGCGCAACCCACGGATTACATCGGTAATCACATGGACCGCAACATGGCGCAGGCGATGCCCGTCCTGACAGACACAAGACAGCCTCAAGCAACCCAGCCTGTGTTGTCAAATACAGTGACTGCACAAACCCAAGCAACTGCGGCACCAGTAGCATCTGCGGCACCAGCCGCTGTTGGCACCCGTGCTGGAACTGGGGCAGGCCGTGTCGGGGCATCAACAGCGCCCATGACCAGCAACGCCCGTGGCTCTGACATCCCAAATCTCCTTATTGGGCGTGGGGAAGGACTGATCCGCATTGGCGGTGCCATGTATTCGGGCGCTCTTCGTGGTGACGGTATTGGCGCAGCAACGCGTGAATATGGAGAAATCCAAGATGCTAACAGAAATCGTGAAATGGAGCGCTTCCGCGTTGAAGAAGCCCGTCGAGTGGAGCAAGC